AAGACGCTACCACCCGAAAAGAAGCGATTGCAGAGGCAGAACAGCCTTATTTTCCATTTCGTGTAAAGATGCAAACCATGTTTCTTAATACAGCGGAAAACGGACATATTATAGCGTGCGTGAATAGAAGAAAAGGGTTGACCTTGCTAAGAAAATGGGAGTTTATAAACGCCTCAGGTAGCGTTGACCAGAAAGTGACAGACATGTTTTGCGAAACAAGCAAGGGTAAAACAATGAAGAAGGCGTGGTTTAAAAACTTTCTTTCCTTTGCACTTGATGCGGATTACTTTGGGTATTCATTGATTTTTTTAGGGGATATCCAGAATAACACATTCGTAGGAACTGAGGTTGTAAGACGTACACATATTTCGCCAGATAGATTTGAGGTGACTGCGTATGAGAACTTGACGCAGGGCGTTAAATTCTTAGAGGATGAGTCGGTGAAGGACAACTATGTCTACGTTTCCACGCCGAACAAATTAGGCACATCTCCTTGCGGATACGGCATGTATTGTGAGCTGGCAATGTATGAGATATTCTTACGTAATTTATTAGGATTCAATGGCGATTATCTTGAAGTAAATATTGCGCCATTTCGTCAAATAAAATCCATCGTTACAGAAGAAAGCGAGCGTAAGGAGCTTGAAAACATTGCGCGTGAAATGGGCTCGCAAGGATTTGCAATCACTGAACCTGATGTCGATATCCTATTCCATGCCTCTGGCGGAAACGGTACTGGGTGGAAGGCATTTAGTGATACTGAACAACGACTTGAAGACAAATGTTCTCAAATAATTTTGGGCCATTCGGACGCCATTAAATCTACTCCTGGTAAACTTGGAAACGATAATAGCGAATCTCCTGCACAGCAAGCCTTGGAGGATAAGCAGACAGAGGATGGCGAGAATATGACTGCTTTAGTCAATAATGTTTTGATTCCAAAGATGAGATCGCAAGGATTCAATATACCTGAAGGAACGGTAGCCAGAATGATTAATGACAACGAGGATGTCGAAAATGCCAATAAGGTTATATCCCAAGCCAAGGAAATGAAAGCGGGCGGATTACAGATGGACGCTAAATATTTTACAGAACAAACTAAAATACCTGTATCGGAAGTAGCGGTAGCCCCGCCAACAAATCCCGCGTTACCATCAAGAATTAGTAATCGACTAAAAGAGATGTATGGGTAAACTTCTCTACAGCGATAAGCAAATTGAAGCCTTGATAAAAGGAATTGAGGATGGTTCTATTGATGAATGGAATCTTCCTGAAGGTTACTATAATGCCATTACTACATATTTGAAAAAAGCTGTATTTGAAGGATTTGGAGCCAGCATAAAAACTGTTAGTAAATTGGACTTGCCATTGCTAAAAGAGTTGGTAACGAATGTATACATGTTCGGTGCTGCCAAAACTTTTCAGATGACAACAGAAATGTCTAAAATGCTAGTTGATGATGAAGGCAATGTACGCACCTCTAATGAATTTAATAAACTGGCTCGTGAAACTTATGATAACTGGAATGACAACTGGGGCGTAACTGAATATAATACAGCCATTGCTCAAGGTGATGCGGCAGCCAAATGGAATGAGATAGAAAAGCAAAAGGATATTATGCCTGTGCTTGAATATTCTGCTATTGGTGATGCTTGTGATATATGTGCACCACTTGATGGACTTACCGCTTTAGTTGAAGATCCTATTTGGGATTCGATAGCACCAACGAATCATTTCAATTGTAAATGCTTGCTAAAGCAACATACAGAAGATAAGGAGCTAACGCCAGATCCTGAAAAGATTGTAGAACCAGTAGTGGAAAAGATGCAGGAGAAGAAGCAAGATATATTTATCAATAATGTAGGCAAGACAGGGCAAATATTTACTAAGGACCATCCTTACTTTGATGTTGCTAAGGAATATCGAGAATATGCTAAAGAAAATTTCAATTTACCACTTCCAAAATTCGCAGAGCAAGAATGAGTTTAACATTTATAAATAATACGAAGAACAAACCAAACCTCGCTATTGACATGGTACGTTCATGCCTTGCACATTATAAGCACTTCAAACGACCTGTTGAATCAATTACCCTTTCACCATCTATGTGGAAGGTATTTAAAGAAGGGTTGATAAGACTAGACGCGGAAAAAGAAGATGATATCAACATGTCTGATTGGGTGAGCTTCAAAGATTGCAAGGTTAAAAAAGGGTCTGCATTGATGATTAAATCAATGATTGTTACACTAAAAGAAAGAGTACTAGACTAATGGCAAACAGTTTCAATTTTCAGCAGGTAAAAATAAACTTGGAGCGCACAAAACGTGAGCTTCCAATTGTATTATCTAAACTTACTGAAAATCATTTTACAGAATCATTTACCAAAGGTGCGCTTGATGAGCACAAGTGGAAAGAGGTGCAACGTAGAATACCTGGAACGCCTGAATACAAGTATCCGAAAAAAAGAGGATTATCACGACGCACATCCCCAATACTTGTACGCACTGGTAATTTAAGAAGAAAAGTATCACGCTCCATCACTAATGCATCATGGCAACAAATAAGATTAGCAGTTGACCTTCCCTATGCGGATGCGCAAAATGCCGGAACGGATAAAATTGTAGCACGACCGTTTATGATTCAAACCAAGGCGCTAGAGCAAATGCAATTGAAGGCGATAGACAATCAAATGGACAAAATTTGGCAATAATAAAATATTTTAAAAAATGGCAAGAACTATCGCTGAATGCAACGACTACATAGTAAGTACTTTGGTAAGCACATTTAGTGCGCAGGGGATTACTATCACTCCTACCCTATGGAGTAAAGCGAATTTACTTCGATTGATATGCTATTCATTTGCTATTGTGCAAGCGCTTAGTGAACAGCTACAAGATATTGCCATTGCTAAAATGCAAGCAATACAGGATGTAAGTACAGCCGCTACTGCTCCATGGCTACAGGATGCTATATTCAAGTTTCAATATTCAGCAACCACCCCTCAATACTTATCCATCATAAATGGTGTATTGCAGTACGCGGTTGTTAATCCTGTACTGCGAATTGTAAGCGCGTGTTCAATAAGCACTACAGTCACAAATGTTGTGAATATTAAAGTGGCAAAAGGCGCACCCCTTGGTCCGCTTGCTGCTGGTGAATTAACTGCATTGCAAAATTATGTAGCCAATAAAGGAACAGCTGGCATTGTATACAATGTAACTTCAACTACATCGGATAAATTATACCTGAAAGCAACAATTTATTATCAAGGTGTGTATGCTGCCATTATTCAAGCAAACGTAATTTCAGCCATTGATGATTACTTGGTGAATTTATCCAAAACAAGATTTGGCGGCGATATATTGGCTTTGGAATTAGATACTTATATCAGAGGACTTGAAGGCGTGAATGATGTATACATTGATAGATTATCCGTTAGATATGATTCACAATCCTTATTCGGAGGCATTGACTTGGTGCTTGATGGCGATTGGATTAATAGAAAGTTCACGTTTGGCGCTGGATATGCGATTCAGGAAACAACAGCCTCAAACACATTTGCTGACACATTAACCTTTACAGCTGAATAATGGGACTATATGATATCAATTTTAATAGTCAGTCAACGGATTTAATTCCTGTTGAAAAGAGGAGCGTAGAAAATAAAAGCTTTTTGGTTTCGCTTTTGTCTGCATTTAATAGGCAATGGAATATATTTTTAGCATACTTAGAAGGCGCAGATACTCCTCTATCAGCTAATATTTGGGCGGCAGGGACTTACTATTTAAATAATTATATAATCTATCAACCAACAGGGCAAGTATATGAGTGTACTGTAGCATCTACAACAGAAATTCCTTCCACTTCTACAGATTGGAAATTGGTATTAGATTCATTTATTGGAACCAATGAAAGCCAGTACTATGATGGTAGTGTTATTATGCTTGTATACGCATTAAACAGAAGGTTTAGCACAACTTTTGTGAATGACCCAAATGTACTGACGAGCGATATTTATTTAGAAACACTTACAGATTCGGATGCAATGTTTCAGATAGGCTATACAGATTCCGAAAGTTCGGATATTGGGGAAATTACGGTAAACACTACAGAGCAATTGACTTACAATGACACTGTATTTTATTCCAACGCATTCAATATCAGAATACCAATCGCGGAGTATAATGCGCTAGGAGCAACAGACGCAGAGCGAACAGCATCAGTTAAAAATTTTGCAAACAAATACATAGTAGTAGGAATCTACTATGATGTAATACCATACTAAAACCAAAATAGAAAAATGAAAAATTTAATTCTCGTTAACATTGTAACAGGAGCAGCCGCTAAAATAAAAAGTGGAGCCTTGAAACATATTCAAGATGCATACACTGAGATGTGCAGATTTGTAAGTCAAGCAATTGCAGGTTCGGCATTTGACCCGTCAGCAACAAATACAGGCTATGTAATTTACGGGTGCACGAATACGGGTACTGGTGGCAATTACATTATTGCGGAGGGTTTGGTATTGTACGGCGGGATTTTGTACAGAGTGCCAGCATCTACATTTACTACCACTGGTACAGACGTACCTATCTTGACCATGACAGTAAGCTTTACCACAGCTGCGAATGCGGATCCGGTAAGTTTCACGGATGGTAGTACCCATAATATTCACCAGGATAAAACATTAGTTGTTGGTGCTGGTACTAGTGGTTCAACCATACTGGATTATTCGGCATTGGTATGGAGTACTGGTACTTCAAAAACAAAGACACCGACTTACACTGCGAACTATTCAACTTCTAATTTTAAGGTTCATAAGAATGGTGGCCGTGTAGAATTCAGTGGTGCATTAATTTGTAATGCAAGTGCGTTTACAAATCAAACAATTACCACTTTAGATGTTGAATTTCGCCCATTGACTACAAGATATGTTACTCACCTATGTGATTCATTTGGTGGGGTAATGCTATGCGCATTTAGAATTACAACTGCTGGGGATGTATCTGTATTTACTTGTTATAATAATAATACTGGAGCGCCTTCTGGAATTAATAGTCAAACATATTACTTAGACAATTTAGGATTTAGAATTTAAAAAATACAACTATGAAAAAACTACTAATTATCACAGCTATTTTACTAGCATTCACATCATGTCAAAAGGATTATTCAATCATAATGGCAATTTAATTGATTTTACACAAAAATAAAATAAGCAATGCCCGAAAAAAAGCAATCCGCAAGCCATCAAAATAGAGCTGTGACCTATTTAAAACCATGTGATAAAATATTCATAGCGGCGTACCATAAAGTACATGGTGTGAGTAGCTCTGATTTTGTAGCAACTGTGGTGCATGCGCACATACAATCTATTCCGCAGGACATCCGGATTCAGATATTGCGACGAGCTAAAATGGAAGAATAAACAAGTTATAGAATAAAGGTGTGCCACTCTTCAAGGGTGGTTTTTTTATGTGTGCAATTTTACGTCAAGATGTACACAGTCGACATAAATTCAGATGAACCAATAATGCTTTTAAACAAGCAAATTGGCTGTACGTATAACCAAGACGGTACACCTGATGGCGAACCATTTATTGACGGTGCGCAATTTCAAGAAGAGTTATTATATCTCGACACGTTAGGCAAAAAAAGAATTCAAGTATGGGTCAATAGTCCAGGCGGGTCCATCATGCAGGCAATGAACATATTCAGTGCTATTTTAAAAAGCAAAACACCTGTAGATACTTATAATGTTGGCGTATGTGCTTCATCAGCTGGTGCAGTATTCATGTCTGGCAGAAAAAGAATAATGGCAGACTATGCGCAGTTTATGACTCATCCACCTTCAGGTACTGAAGACGATAAGGCATACACCGCCTTCAAGGATAGTTGCGTTAGAATGTTAAGCGGCAAATCGGACCTCACACCAGAGATTATTAGCAACATGATGGATGTAACCACATGGATAGGTGCTCCAGAGTGTTTGGCAAAAGGCATTTGTACTGAAATAGAAGCAACAGCCGACAGCAACAAAAAGCGCATGCCAGCCACGGATGTAAAATCCATGCTGGCTTTTTCCAATAACGTTCTCAACGAATCAATTTCAAAACTAAAACCCATTAAAATGAGTTTAATAAAAATTACCAATAAGCTAAAACTTAATGAGGGATCTAATGAAGAAACGATCCTTTCTGCAATCAATCAACTTGAGGCGGATAAAACAACAGCAGAAACCAACCTTACTGAAGCTCAGAACAAAGTGACTGAACTCACAAACCAATTGAAGGTTGCCAACGATGCTTTACAGCTAGAAAAAACAAAAGCAGAGACTGCTGAGGCAGAGGCAAAAGAAATAGCTGCAACTGAAATGGTTAATAGCTTCAAAAACCGAATAGGTGATAAACCCGAGGTGTTTACTAAGTGGGTAAACATGGCAAAAGCTGACATGGATTATGCCAAAGAGTTACTTGAGTCCATTCCATTGAACGTGGTTAATAATAAAGTTACGACAGGAGGTCCAGCGAACGCAAGCGCTATTACAGCTGCAAGTATCATGCAAGAAATACGCAATAACCTAGAAAAAAAATCAGGCAAATAATAACCCATAACCGATAAATCATAAGTAAACAAATGAAACAATTAACTAAAATTTTAACATCGATTGTACTGATTGCCTTAGTAGCTACCTTGTTCTCGACGGCAACAGGCGCATCTCCTCTATTGTGCGCAGAATTATTATTTGGAGGTGGTATGGCACTTGGCTTTGCCAAACATATTTTCGGCTTCAATACCGAAATGAATACGGGGTTGCTGTATGATGGCTTAACGCTAACGGACACAACCTACGCGGGCGAGGCTGCGGCTACACTTATCGTGCGGGCTATCACTACAAATGAAACCGTACAAGGTGGGCACATCTACGTAAAAGATGGCATCAAAAAGAAATATACTATCCCAAGATGGGATGCAACCTTTGATGATTTTATACAGGATAGAGCAGCGACACCTACACCACAAGGCACTGCCACAGTGACTGGGCAAACATTAACGCCAGCTGACTATATGATTTATTATGAGTTTAATCCTCGTGATTATGAAGATCATTGGTTTGCTACTCAATTGAATCCAACATTGGTTGACCGCACTGTACCATTTACAGTTGAATCAGTTGTAGTTCGTGAAGTAATGAAGCGCCATAGCAAGTACATCAACAAAGCTATTTGGAATTCATCCACAACCCTTGCAACAACTAGCAAGTACAAGTACTACGATGGTATTCGTCGTAAAGCGGCTGTAGCTGCACAAAATGCAGTGGGAACACCAATTACATTAACTTCAGGAAACGTAGCGTCTGAATTCCAACGTGGATTTGACTTGATCCCTGAAGAGTTGAAGTATGATGACTCAATGAAGATATTCGTGTCATACGGAACCTTTGATTTGTACGCACAATACCAAATTGCGCAAGCGAATAAAGGGGTAGACATTACGCAGCGCGGGTTGGACACATTCCGTGGATTGAAAGTAGTTAAAATTGCAAACTTCCCTGCAAACGCTTATTACATCGCAAAAGGTACAGCGGACATGGATTCTAATCTTTGGATGGGTATTAATTCCAAAGATGATGAGAGTAATATCCAATTATCAAAATTGCAAGCTAATTCTGAGTTGTGGTTCATCAAATGCTTGATGAAAGCGGATGTCCAAATTGGATGGAACGAGGAAACAGTTTCTTATAACATCGCTGCTACATACGGATAGTATTCAGCTTAAAACCATTTACGATGAGCACACAAGAAAATCTTACCGAATTACAAAAATTACTCCTTGTCAGCCCACAAGCTGATAAGGTGTACTTTAACGAGGAAGGGGAATACCAACTCTATGACCATCCAGGATATCAACACGAGATTTTAACCCGTGACGAGGTCCTAGGCGTACCAGAAGTACCAGAAGTACCAGAAGTACCAGAAGTTACAACCGATGAGAATTCAAATGAAACAGCTACAACTCCTGCACCGACAAAGTCTTCGAATAAAAAATAAACACCCAAAAAAATCTTTATAAAAAATGAGCACTTCACCTCGCTTTACTGGAGCAAAAAATAACGACAACACAGATAGACTTGTAAAAAATGACTATCAAGCGCCTGCTTACGCAGCGTCAATTGCCATTGCTACTAGCCCATACGCGGCTAAAACATTGGTAGCAATAACCCTTGCTGGGGCATTGACCTTGACCATCGGAGTTGGGACTTCGACTACGCCGCCAATGGTAGGCGATACGATTGAATTTCTTATCCAATCGGATGCTTCTATTCGTATCGTAACCTTCTCTACAGGTTTCGGACCTGCAGGAACATTGACGACAGTTGCTTCAAAATCTGTTACAGCATCCTTCATGTTCAATGGAACTGCTTGGATTGAAACAGGGCGCGCAATTCAAGCTTAATAATTAACCTTTTAATTTCTTAAACAATGCCATTACCAAGCATAGTATTTCAAGAAGGACAGGGCGGCTTAGGTCGTCCTTCACCTAATAACGACCACATAAGTGCGTTATTGTTCTTGAATTATACATCATCATTACCGTCTGGATTTGCAACAACCTCTGTTGCTACACGCTGCAAGGCATTGTATAGTGTTGATGATGCTGTTGCTGCAGGCATATTGAAAGATTATTCAGACGCAACTGCTGCAGTTGGTATTTATACATTTTCAAATGCAGGTGCAACGGGCGATATTGTTACCTTAACAGTAGCAGATATTGCATTAGCTACCGGGGCTGCACAAACCACATCATTAGGAACTTACACCCGATTGTCTACTGATACAACAGTAACTTTACTTGCCGCTTCTTATGCCGCATTTATCAATGCTGGTACTGGTACACACGGGTATAGCGCTACATCTAACGTAGGCGCGGTAACAATTACAGCACCTAAGCGATTAGGCGCGTATTTGAATAACTTAACTTCAATCGTTGCTACCATTACAGGTACAGTCGCTGGTGCAGTTACACAACAATTTGGAACAGGATCAGGTGGAGCAACTGCTGGAGTTGCATCTAAATTCATCCAGGTATATTACCACATTAGCGAATTCTTTAGATTGCAACCAAAAGGTAAACTTTGGGTTGGATTCTTTGGTACTGCATCTGGCACATTTAGCGAAGTATCCGACATGCAGAATAATGCAGCGGGTGAAATTCGTCAAATAGGCGTGTATAAGGATGGTACTTGGGCAAGTGGTGATTTGACATTGCTACAAACAATTTGCGTTACAAATAAGAATCTATATCAACCATTACAAGCCTTATATGCTGGTAACACACAAGCCACAACAGACATAACAACTATGGCTGACGTAAGTACATTAACTGCGTCTAACGTGCAAAATGTATTAGGGCAAGATGGCGCAGGATGGGGTAATTACCTTTACAAAACAAATGGAACTGCTGGCATTAAATCCATCACATGTCTAGGTGCACAACTTGGCATTACGGCGTTAAGAAAAGTAAGCGAATCACAAGCTTATGTAATGTTATCCAACATGTCAAGTGGTGTAGAATTAGAAACACCAGCTTTCTCGAATGGTCAATTAGTATCTGCTTTATCTGCTAATGCATTAGAGGCATTGAATACTAAGCGCCATACCTTCCTAAAGAAATTTACAGGGTATAGCGGCACATTCTTAAATGATTCGCACATGTGTATAGCACAGACATCAGACTATGCTTACATGGAGAATAATCGCACTATCTGCAAGGCAGAAAGATTGTTGTATGCTGCTTATTTGCCTTACTTAAATTCCCCAATTCAATTCAATGCATCTGGTACATTATCAGATGTGACACTTGCCTTATTTGAAGGAGTTGGGAATACTGCACTAGACCAAATGGTTAAAGATGCAGAATTGAGTGCAAGACTTGTTACAATCAATCCTACGCAAAATGTATTGAGTACATCAACATTAACAATAGCTGTTACATTGGTGATTAATGGAGTTGCTCGCAACATCGTTATTCCTATCGGCTTCAAACCTTCAATTTCTTAATCATGGCAGTAGTAAATGGAATAAATTATTCGGCTTCTAGCCTTACGGTGATACTACCTGTTATTGGACCATTGCCTGTGGTAATGGAGATCAACTACAATCGAGTCCAAAAGATTGATGATAACTACGCTTTAGGCGCTGAGCCTGTAAGCCGTGGGTATGGTCAAGTAACATATACTGGCGATATCACTATGTACAAAGATGCATGGAATTTAATCGCTGCTGGATCACCAGGGAAAGACCCTTTAAAATTGCCTCCATTCCCTATCACATTGGTATTTGTTGGCGGTATTGGTATTCCTTATCGTAAAGAAGTATTGGCGTTTTGCAATTTCAAAAACAATCCATTTGGGACGAAAGGTGGTGACACCAAAATGACATGTAAAATAGACCTCGCTATTGGGGGCATTGAATAACCTTATAAATTTTCTAACACTATGGAAAATCAAAAAGAAACAACTGCTCCTGCTAATGATAAGAAGCTAGAGCCTTGGGAAATTACTCCCGAAGAAAAAGCCCAGTATGAGGCAAAGTGTATAGAACTTGCCGCAAAGTACGGTGTACCAAAAGTTTATCCTTGTGTACTATTCAAGCATAATGATCCAACATGTGAAAGATTAGTTGCTTTTATTAAAGAGCCTAATTACATCTCCAAATTAGCCGCCATGGATAAAGCATCCACAATGGGCATCCATTTAGCAGCTGAAGATTTACGATTGGTAAATCAAATTGTAGAAGAGTCGCATCCATGGACATGTAGCGACTTAGCTGAATTTGAACGTTACAAGCTTGGCGTAGCTCAATTCTGTATCGGTATTATTGACATCTCAATGAATCATTTAAAAAAAAATTAGAAGAAAACGAGGTCACCAATGACACCGATCAATTTAGGCGCATGTCTGCATTGATTCGGTGTCATTTGCATTTAGATCCGAAAACACTAACAGAAGATGAATTTCATGAAGCATGGGGGCAAGTAAAATTTTATTTAGAAACAGTACACCAAGTTGAATTTAAGTAATGGCAAGTATAGTTGAATACATATTAAACCTGAAATCCAACCAGTTTGAATCTGGGGTGTCTTCGGCTATTGGTTCAACTAATGCCTTGGAATCTGCGTTTGATAAAGTAAAGACTACAGCACTTGGATTCTTTGGCTTGTATCAAGGCTTCGAATTTGTGTCTAAAAGCGTTGACATGTTCAATGACGCAGCACAAGCTTCTGCCCAATTGGATGCTTCATTAAGAAGTACAGCCAATGCCGCCAATCTGAACCGTAAAGCCTTGGATGAGCAGGCGGACGCACTCATGCACAAGTCGTTATTTGATGATGACGCAATTACATCTTCACAGGCATTACTTGCGACATTTACACAAGTTAAGGATAAAATATACATGGATGCTATTCCGGCTATTGCGGATATGGCAACCAAAATGGGCACTGATTTGAATAGTGCAACCTTACAAGTAGGTAAGGCATTGAATGACCCTATAAAAGGAATTACGGCATTGCAACGTGTAGGTGTCGCATTTTCAGAATCTCAGAAGGATGTTATAAAAAACCTAGTTGAAACAAACCATGTAGCAGATGCACAGGTTATGATTCTTAAAGAATTGCAAACTGAATTTGGTGGTTCAGCCTTAGCGGCTAGTCAAGTTGGTACTGGTCCATTGACCGTTCTACAAAATGAATTCAATAATGTACGCGAAGATATTGGGGCTTTGGTGCTTACTATGGTAAATGATTTGCGTCCACAGCTAGAATGGTTTATTGGCTGGGCTCGTGATTCTGTAAAATGGATTGGCGATCATACTGGTGAAATAAAAGCATTGCTCGCTGGATGGGTTGCTATGCGAGGAACTGCCATGACTTTAATCCCTCTTATGCAAGGATTCGCGGCTGCGAGTTCTACTGCAGCAGTTGCAACCACAGAATTAGCAGTAGCAGAAACGGCGGCACTTGGTCCAATTGGGCTGGTAACTGTGGCAGTTGGCGCATTGGTTAGTGCATATTACCTTCTTACCGATGCACAGGATAAAGCGGTCGAGTCTAGGGCACGCGGCTATGAGCAAGAAACCAAATCATACGAATCTAGTTTGGCTGGACGTATGGAGGAACAATGGAAGCAATCGCACAAATCAAAAGTTGATTATATAAAAGAAACGAACGCGACACTTGATGCTGCTGTAAAAGAAAATGATAAGCTATTTGGGCAGGCATTGAGAGCTGGGGAAAATACCGACGCATTATCTGAACGCGGAGTGGATTTAATCCATAAGAAAAACGCACTTGCTCTATTTGCTGGCAGTGGACCTACAAATAAAACAGCATTAGGCGGGGCTTCAAAACCTGCGCCGCCAACTACAACCAAAACACAAGCAACAGGCAGTAAATCCATTACCATCAACATGAGCATTGGCAAACTCGGCGAAATAACTATAAATACAACCAACCTTACCGATGCAGGGGCTAAGGTGAAAGAATATTTGCAAGGCGTACTGATAGGCATATTAAATGATTCACAAATAGCATTAGAACATTAGTATTATGGGAACATTTAGAACAGCAAAGACAGCAATTAAATTCCAAGGTGGAACGTATGCGACAAATGTAGCAGGGCAAACTATTTCCTACCCTGATATTTTGTTGAAAACTGCATTGGTATCACTGGCGCAAAATAAGAAAATTGTAAAAACGGATATACTAGGCAGAGATGGGAAAATTAAGGAGTATATCGGAATGGATGATTACCAAGTAACCATCACTGGTACACTTACTGGCGAGAATGGTATTCAGCCTTTGAATGACATTTTAGATTTGAAAAAGATGTTGGATGCTCCTGTTGAAATATCTACCATTTGCCCATTCTTAAATCAATTTGGAATATTTGATTTAGTTGTGGAAAGTTATGAATTGCCACAAGAGGCAGGCGGCATAAGCTATCAAACATTTACCATTAATTGTGTATCTGAAATACCAGCAAAATTAGTTATTAGCAATGCTTAGAGTTGTTACGCATATGACCATTACGCAACGTGCGAACGCTGGCTTTACAGACCGCAAAAAAGTTATATTAATGGAATTTGTAGCTTCTTATAATTGGGAATCTAAATGGATGGACCTTACAGATAGAGGGAAAATAACTATACCTAGAAAATTGTACACCGTTGATCAATATAACCAGGCAATTCCATTAACAGGAAGCCTTGCAAATATTGGTGGATTTACTGAAGGTACTAATCCATTATTCATGCGAGGTGATAAGGTTACATTATCATCTGGCTATCAATATCGCACAGCAGATGGTACATGGATAACACAAGTAAGTGGAACAGACGGTGTGCCAAAAACTATTGAAGGATATATATCGAAGGTATATGCAAAAACGCCAATAGAATTTGATGTGGAAGATAATATGTGGATTTTGAAACAGACCGCATTAAGCAATAAAACATTTACTGCAACTGATACCCTAGAAAATATTTTAAAATACATTGTAAATACAGCCAATACACAGCACGGCACTACGCTAACCTATTCAGCACTTACCAAAACAAATTTTGGACAATTTCTAGTTCAAAATGAAACGGCTGCACAACTGCTAAGCAGATTGAAAAAGCTGTATGGATTCCATTCCTATTTCAGAGGAGATGAATTGAGATGTGGCATATTGATTTACAATATCGCCGACATGCAGAAACATGTATTCATCATGAACGGACCTGAAGGCAATGTGTGCGATGGCGGGCAAGATTTGGAATATCAACGTAAGGACGATATTGTGTTAAGCGCCAGAGCGTATAATACAGTTGAATCAAGTAGCGGAACTTGTAAGGATGGTACGCCAAAAACAAAGAAAGAAAGGATTGAAATACTAGCAACTATTGACAAAGATGTTGCTGGGTATAAAGTAATTACTAAAGGCGAACAGGTAGCGGAGGCTCAGGAAGGCGAACGTAGAACATTTTTTTATCCTGGCGCAAAAACAGTAGCGGAGCTTGCAGATTTGGCAATTGCAGAATTGCAGAAATATTATTACACTGGATTAAAAGGCAAATTTATGTCGTTCGGCATTCCATACGTAAGACATGGCGATCATGTAGAACTGCGCAATCCTGAAAATCCTGAACAGGATGGAGTATACAAAGTAAAAGGAGTTGAATATACTGGAGCTCCTGCCAATGGGTTGAAGCAATTAATAGAATTAGACTTTAGAATTATATGAGTGATATAGCAAAAGTCATACGAAAGATTGTAGATGTAAAAGACACCGTTCGCATGTTTGATGCGGAGGTTATTTCTGTGGACCAAACTAACCGCGTTTGTACAGTAACCATGATAGGCGGCGAATCGAGCAATACAATTACCGTTAGGCTAATGGCTGGTGTGGATGATGGAGCCTATTTTATTCCTAAAGTTGGAAGTACTGTAATTGTTACTATGAGCGACTATGTGCAGCCTTATGTATCGATGTATTCCGAAGTGGAAAGTATTATATGGCTTGGCGGAGAATATCAAGGGGTGCCAATCGCTACACATCCAACAGATTCGAGTAAAGGATTGATTTCTAGGATAAACGCTATAGAGGAAAAATTAAACCATTTCATTTCTACTTATGATGGGCATACACATAAAGTGATTGTAGCAGGGGTTGTAGCAGGTCCAGCTACCGTAAGTACCACTGCTCTTATAGTTAGTGGTGGCGATATAGAATCTGATTTATCCCCTACCACAGTTTTAGAAGATATTATTCATCCAAATATTACGCATTAATGGACCCACGCTACGACATACGCCTATCTAAAGATTACATCAATGCCAACAATGACATTGAGTGGTTTGCAAGTGATACACAACATATGGAGGATATCATTAACGCAACTCCCGGAAGCTATAAAGAGAATCCGAGTATGGGCGTAGGCATTAAGAATTTTTTGAATAGTTCTGGTGCAGAAGACGAGGTGGCGAGAAAGGTAATGCTAGAGTTAAAATCGGATATGTACCAGTGCAATAACCCAATAGTAAGTTATGATCAATCAGGATTGTTAACCATAGACCCAAATGTAACGGCATGAGAGAATTTGTAGCAATAGACGGAAGTACAATATATGATGTGTGCCTTAATACTTATGGCACACTGAACAGACTTGGCAAATTGATGGATGACAATAATCATCCAGGCGTTGACACCTATCCTACTGCAGGGCAAATATTTCTGTATGATGAAAATTTGGTAAACATACAAACGAATCAAAACCTAAACCAGAACTATACAGTGTCTGCCGGATCTGCTCAAATTAAATACGCTACAAGGTAATGGGAATTAAAGAATCGATATTAGCATATAAAACGCAATTGGCATCAACCCAAGTTACTAATGGTGATGGTAATGCTGCGAGCATGTATGTAGCAATGTGGAATAACCAAATTGAGCGCAAGAAAGCTGGTACTGGTTATGATTACCCTACACCTGCATCATTTTTAGAAGTGCAATTTAGCGATGGTACAAGTGTAGGCATGGGCGCTACATCGTATGAGTTGACGTTAAGAATAATGCTTGAATACCAGCATTACAATACTGAAAATAGTTTTGATGAAGACATGACAGTTTTTGATTTAAAAGATAAAGTTCATCGCAAGATGAATATGTTTAAAGTCGCCAATTGTTCGCCATTGTGCATAGGTAATCCTACTATGGATTACAACCATGATAATACTTACCTGTGTGTAATGGAATACAAAACACATTTCATTGATTACACGGGTAGTATGTATGATTATGATGGAGGCGTATATATCGAAGATACTATTGAGAATCCTGTACTGGAAATAGAAGAGAATATATACACTGGTGCAATACCAGAAGAAGGCGGTGGAAGCTTTGATACAATTACAGGTAACATTATACCAGGTAATGGGATTGGAATTCACCAATGGTATACAGGAGCTGGCGTCCCAACATTAACCGCTAACAATGGCGACTATTATAGAGATACGGACAATGGCGATATCTATTACCTGCAGGCTGGTATATGGTCATGGGTGGGCAATATAGAAAATACTGGCGGCGGCGGTGATGTGGCGTGGACCGATGTAACAGTAACAGATGCAGACTTTACCGCAGTTGATGGCTCAAGATACATATTGAATGCAAGTATTCTAACGGCGAATAGAATAGTGAATATGTCTGGCATTACCAATCGCGTAATGTTTGTCGTTGCAGAGGATGCGGATGTGTTTTATCTATCATTCACAGGCGCAACAGTGTACAGAAAAGGTGGGGCAGAGTCATTCACGCAAATAAATGGACTTTGGGCAACAGTAATCGAAACAATAGGAGGAAAATTAATTCAAACATCATAATATGAAAAAAATAATCTTTTCGCTAGTCTTAATTCTAGCAACATTTACAACCTTTGCCCAACAGAATGGGGGCGATGTAAGCAATATTAAATTAAAGAATTCGAGTGGCACGAAGGATGATTGGTGGAGATTTGGACATGGAGCGATGGTCTATGATTCTGTAGGCAATGTATACCAAGCTGCAATCAAATTAAAGACGGATTCCATTTATACAAAATTGAATACTGGGTTAACATTTAGTGGAATTGTTAAAAAGACATTAGCAACGCAGGTAGTTAGTAGTGATACTGGATTGGTTGTTAATGCTGTAATGCATGGGTTGACAACGGGAGGCGGTGGCGGTTATGTAGATGTAAAAGTCAATCCATCTGGAGCATTAACCGTAGATGCAACGGTAGATAGTACAACACAGCGAAGCACTTTAAAAATAAGCCAATTGCCGTCTATTACTATTGCAAATACAGCTTTCACAGCCAATGCTGGTACAAATTTGAATACAAGTGCTTTGGCATTAGAATCTGGCGGGAATTTATCGGCCGTTGTAAGCAATACAAATAGTCTAAGATTGTCACAAGGCAGTCCCACAAGTGGGCAGGTGGGCAATTTACCATTAGCGGCAACCACAACATCTGCACCAACATACACAACTGGGCAATCAAATCCATTATCTTTGAATACCGATGGGGAATTAAGGGTAAACTATGCAGCTGGAGCAACAGCAGCAAAACAACCAGCATTAGGAACAGCAGGGGTTCCAAGTGCAGACGTGATAAGCGTTCAAGGTGTTGCAGGCGGTAGAAGTATAATTGTGGATGGAAGCGCAGTCACACAACCTATAAGCGTTGCTGCTCCCACGACCATTTATAACGGGAAGAAAACAGTTACAACAGCAGGTGCTAGAGTTCAACTAGCCTCTAGCCAAGCAGTAAGAAGTGTATGTATCAAAGCACTGCAAACTAATACGGGTTATATCTATGTTGGTGATGGTTCTGTAACTTCAACAACAGGTATACAGTTATTAGCTGGTGATACTATCTCACTTGATATTTCCAACTTATCCACTGTAACAATAGATAGCTCGGTAAGCGGTGAGGGTGTAACTTATATTGCAACAAACTAAAAAAAATAAACAAATATGAAAAATACATTAATAGGAGCTTTATCAATGGCATTAATTATAATGCTTATGTCTACCAATTCAGGAACAACACAAGGGCCGCCAAAAAGTCAATTCGATTTACTAAATTCCGCAACAAGCAATATCAAAGCCCAGTCATGGAATTACAATATAAACAACAATGCAGGTGGGTCATCATTGACGTCTGGTACAATTTATTTTGTAGCTATGTATTTAGCGTCCCCCTCAACGATTACCGGGGCGTATGTACCATTTAATACAGCTGGCGTATATACCCCAACCAATAATAATAGGATTGGCTTATATTCATCAAATGGCACGACATTGACATTAGTAGCATCAAATGCGGATACTCCTACTATGTACTCCGCTACGGCTGGGGGTAGCATGCTTACACAAGCATTTTCGTCAACGTATAGCGCGAAAGCTGGGCTATATTACATAGCCTATCTATGGTGTTCGTCCGCTACAACTACAGCTCCAAGAGTATCTACAATGACATTGAACGGTTCATTTGTGAACGCTGGTATTATAGATATGAATTGGAGATTTGGGTCATTATCTGGGCAAACAAATCTACCATCTACACAAGCCCTATCTGGCGTTTCATATTCTGGCGGTTCTGGGCAGTCTGTATTTTGGGCTGGAATTTATTAATCTTTAAAAAATATAAAAATGAAAAACTTTGAATTAGGGCAAACCTACACGATTGAATTAATACCAGCTAAACAAGCGGTGACTGCCACAATTGCAACGCTTACACGAACTATTGAAGACGATGGAGTGCAAGTAATTGCAAAGGTTAATTTTAGCCAATTACCAGAACCTATGATTGTCACTTTATGGGATGCAAGCACTACACCCAACTATACACAAATAGGGAAATGGGATGATGACCAAGCAAACGAAAGAATTTTACAGGTGTTAAATGCGCATTAGTCCAAACAAAATTACAAGATAGAATGAAACTAGAACAAAGAACGCCACTTGACCATGTCCGTGAATGGATTATGCCTGCAATTGGAATTTTTTTATCAGCTATAATTTTAGAAATGAGGGGCGATGTAAAATTATTGCTCGATTCAAGAGCACATCAGATTGAGCAAATACGAGCATTGGAGCGTGCGACATTCGGCAAGGTGAATAAACCAGATAAAGACTTTTCGTACAACTACAACTATAAAGAACCCAATCAATTTATATTTGATAAGGCAAAAACTTTGCAGTACCAAAAAGGAAAATTTATTTATTCATAACCAAAAACAAAAACAACAAAATGAAAAAATTACTTACAACACCAGCGGGGACATTTTTAAAAGGATTCTTTTCGATTATACTTTCCTTGTGGTTGGTAGAATTGACAAACGGGCACGATCTATTTACTTTTGACATTGTAATGGTAAAAAAACTAGTAACTGCTGGAATAGTTGCAAACTTGCCAGTATTGATTAATTGGATTAATCCAAATTATACAGCTTATGGTCCAAACAAAGAAACGCCCCAAAATCCAACATTATGAGTATAATCAACAAAATACCCAAAGATGTAAAAGAAGTAGCCAAAATTGAGGCTGTACACATCTTAGAGGACTATATTAAGACTGAACCTAAAACCAAATCTGGAAAGTACTTTAGATACTTAGCCAAAGTTGTAAAAATCGTATTGCCGTTTATAAAAATCAATAAGCCATGAGTAAGGAAATTGAATACATAGAATATCAAGGCGTGAGGATGGAAGTTCTACGAAAATTTGAGTTTAAAACTATCAAAAAAGTTGAAGTACTGAACCCAATTAATAAGCAACAATTCATAATTAACGAATACGAATTAACCAGAACTATTGACCAAACAATAAAAGAGTAAGCATGGAATTATCGCAAAAGGGGAAAGATTTAATCATGCAGTTTGAAGGCTTGAAATTGTCTGCATATCAAGATAGCGTAGGCATTTGGACAATAGGGTACGGAAATACTTATTATGAAGATGGTGCGCCCGTAAAAAAAGGGGATGTTATTACACATAATCGAGCGATTGAATTGTTTAATTTAATAGTCAAAAGGTTTGAAGTAGGTGTTGATGAATTGGTCACATCCAATGTAAATCAAAATCAATTCGATGCAATGGTAAGTTTGGCATATAATATTGGAATAGGTAATTTTAAAAATTCATCATTATTAAAAATGGTAAATAAATCTCCAAATGATACTGCTATTTACTTACAATTTTTGCGATGGAATAAAGCCAAAGGGAAAGTAATAGAAGGACTTACAAGGCGAAGAATTGCGGAATCTGAATTGTACAAATCGTAGTTTTCTTTTCATATATATAGGTATAGGCTCGGTGTTTCTACATCGAGTTTTTTTTATTTTTTTCTTCAAGATCAATAAGCCCTATTCATGCTGGTTTCGGCAAAATATGCAAATTATTTTAAAAATACTTTGAATAAAAGTACTAAATTTCAAATAGTCAACGTATATTTGTACTGTCAAAGCAATTAAGCGATGATTCAAAAACTAAATAAAATGTCAAACGTAATCAAATTTTCAAAAGTACTTGGTCAAGTTGAAGTAGTAAATTCGGATGATTTAACTACAACAGTAATAGTTGCAAAAACAGGCGAAACAAAAAAGTTAATGAATCAATATGCTAATTTATCTGACACTCCTTTTACAACTACTAAAAAAGTAAAAACTACACAAAGAGAATTGACACAAGAAGAAAAAGAAAGAGTTTCAGTTAGTGTTAATAATCAAGTGAACGAGATATTTTATGTAGCTGGTTTAGGTCCAGAAGCTAAAGCAAATTACAAATCATCAAAAAGCAAAAGAGTACATCTTTAATTTAATCATAAAAACAAAAACTACTATGAACACAACAATCAGAATTTCAGCAACAGCACCAACAGCTTATCAAATCCAATCATTAAGACATTTTGGGATGGAAATTAAATCACACGGAAATGGATCGCACACAGCGACACAGTATTTTGACACAGAAAAAGAGGCAAAAGAATATCTAGTAACCAGAGCCGAAAATTACTTTGATGGTAATTCAGATAATGATGAGAAGGATTTAATCGAGGCTTTGGATTCTATTGAAAAACATGGAGTATTGAGATTAGATGCTGTTAGCGCATCCATTGAAGAAATAGAAATTGAAGATGATGAAGAAAAATAAATCAAAACAAGGCGGGGCACGGCCAGGTGCTGGAAGACCGAACGCCAATTACAGCGAGCCAATAATTGAAAAGAAAATTCGCATCCCAAAATCAAAGGCCCAATTCTTTAGCGATTTGGCAAAATCGGAGCGCGAAAAAGTAAAGCAGTAATTTTTTTTATTACCTTTGCATTCTACTTAGCAAAGAGTACGCAGCAAACAGAATTAACCATCTAACAATGCGAATAAGATAATTTATATTTGCACTTAATAATACCTGCCAAGCCTCTATACTATGCTCACTTGGGCAGGTTTTCGATTTATATAATTTAGCCTTCAAAATTTATTTTCAAAATAAATGCAAAAAGATTTGTTTATGTGCGAAGTTTGATAGTATATTTGTATTCTAAAACAAAACGAAATGGCAACAGAGATTAACACAATGACAAAAGAAGAGTTAGGAATGTTTTTAGCTCCATTAACTGAATTAGCTTCCCAAATGATAATGGCTGGAACTTTAAGAAAAAATGTGGTAAAACATTTTACAAACAAAGGGTTATCAATAGAGGCTTCCGAAAACTTAACTGAAGTTGGCGTTTTTAAAGCAGAAGAACTTTTAAAAAACAAATCAAAATGAAAAACAAAATTACAATATCCGAAACCGCACTACTAGTATTGGTAGTGCTTATAATAATAGTTCTATGCGACACAACATCAGACATTCGCAAAGATTCAGCACCTCACACAAGCACACGAGATTCAATATTAATCACTAATTATAATCATAGATAATGACAGAAGCACAACTCAACAAAGAGCGTAGTAAAATCGCTAAAAGATTAAAGACAGCAAGGCAAGGACTAGGGATGAGCCAAAAGGAAGTTGCCGACATTTGCGGACTCACGGTAGGCACTATCAACAGAATGGAGAACGGTAAATTTTGGCTTGTTATGAGGCAATATGTACTTATTTGCCAATGTTTGGGGATTGATTACTTAAAATAAA